GTTAGAATTTTAAAAGAACTTGAAGAGGAAGCTGGTTTACTACCTGGGTCGTTAGCTAAGTCGGCGTTAGCCGCGGCAGATTTAGATAAAAGGTTATCTCAAGTAAGTGCTGCAGGGTTAAAATTTGAAAATGAAGAGGACAAACAATATTTGGCAAATATTGCTGCAATGGGTAAAGGTGGTAAATATGAAGTAACTTTAGAGGATGGTACTAAGAAAGACCTACAAAGTCTTAACCAAGAAGAATTTGATAAATTAATTGACCAACAAAAAAATGCTCCAAAAACTATAGAAGAAATACAAAGAAGTCAATTAGGTTATGCTGGTGAAATGGCTGCTGACATTGCCTCAATATTAGGATTGATGAAATTTGCTCTACCTAGACAAGAAAAAGTTAGAACAAATATCGAAGGATTTAGGAATGTTTTAAATAGTTTAACTAGTACTACTCAGAAAAAAATTACCTCGGAAGATAAAGATTTATCAAAACTTATTAATGATGGTATCACTGAGGCTGTCAAATTGTTTGATAAAGCAAGTACTGGTAATTTATCGGTTACCGATTTAATGTTACAATTCGGTTCAATACAAGAAAAAATAATGAGTAATGCTGGTAGTTTAGGTGATAAGGCAATGACATCTCTGAAAGAAATTCTTAAAGAAAGTGCAAGTCAGGTTAAAGGTAATAGTGATATTGAGAACTTTTTTAGGGGAATGATAACAGGTTCTAAAAATGTTCCGGTTATCAAAACTAATGTTAAACAAAAACAAATTCAAGCTGAACCAATTAGTACGGTGTCAAAAAATGCTATAATGGGTACAAGTACTACCTTAAAAAATTATAGTGAAAATTTTAATGAACCTAAACAAGTTAATTCAAAAGTTGATTTAGGTGGTGTTATTACAATAAAGGTAGATGCTCCTCCGGGAGTTAGTCAACAACAATTAACAACTTATTTTGAATCTGAAAGTTTTAAAAGAATGATTTATGAATATTGGTCTGCAAAAAGTAAAGAACTTGAAAGAAGAAAATAATCTTTTGTTCAAAAAAATAGAATTAACCTATTTATTAATAAAAAAGATAGATGGGTAGTCCATTAGATTTTATTAGTACCGAAGGGTTTAGACAAAGACTTATATCAAGAAATTTGGTACCATACGCCAAATCTCCTACTAAAGTTACACCCCCAACAACATATGAGATTGTTCAATCAGACCTAACACCCGTTGATAGTCCTGATTTTTTAATTGATACACCCTATTATGCGGATTTATTATACCCGTTAAATAAATGGGGTAATGATGGTGGTTATGAACAAGTACCTGCATTATCAACAAACTTAAATACCGTATCAAATCAAGGCGAATATGGTCCGGGACAACAAGATGCAAAACGACTAGAAGATGCTCAAATCGCGGCGAAAATCGGATTTCCGGGGATTGCACCACCATGGCAACCATTAAATGCTTATGGCCCTAATAGTTTACAACAATTAGATGCGGGAGATTATATAACAACACCGGACTCAATAAATAATGGTGTTACAGGTGGAATACCAAATTTGTATAATAATCAACCATACCCCACAACATTTAACGCATCATCATATTCCCCACTATCAATTCTTTTAAACCCAGACCCCCAAGGTAGTAATGGATTACTTAGTTCTGATTCATTTATTGCTCGATTGGGTGCCAAAACTCTAAAAAGAGAATTTGAAGAAAGAATTGGAAGAGCCATTATTAGAGAAACGGTAGGACGAGCGAATTTTTTAAATATTAATAGTAGTACTAATGTTGTTAATATACTAACTGGTCGAGTTCCGTTAATTGAACCAAATTATCAGATTACAGTTCCGGCGAATCCAATAACGGCCGCAGCTGATTTTTCACTTAGATTAGGAGGAAGTTTACTACCATTTTCATTAATACCCGGTTCATATTTTGACCCAAATATTAATCCTCCAAGACCTTCAACAATCGCTCAATCATTACTTGCCAACCCAATTGCTGCGGTAGGTAACTTTGTTTCTAATTTATTAGGTGCGGGAAAAACAGGGTCTCAAATATTCTACAATAATACAGGTGGAGGACAAAAATCCATCTTATGGAAAAATATTAATTTTAATAGATATAAACCAAATTACGATAGGACATTACTTGATAGATTAGGAGGTGTTATTGTTGGTTCTCAAACAAATAATGCTAATTTTTATGTTGGTTCAACAACATCAGACCCATCAAGAGTATTTTCTCCAAGTAGAGAGTTACCGGTTGATGCGTTTGGTAATGAACAACAATCTCCGGTTTATGGTCCTCAAGAATTGGCTCAATTATACGAAGGACCGAGTAGGGAAGTTCGTTTAGGCGCTAACGGTCCGACATATAGTAATGGAGGAGGTATTGAAGGAGGATTTACTTGGACATCAACAAAATATCGAGGAAATGCCGGTAAAAAAGTTGGAGTAGGAGGAGTAATTATTAATGAAGACGAGGACTTCAGACCTTCATCATATAATTCAACAGAATCAACAGAAAGAACTTTTAAACAAGGGTCTATCTTAGATGAAACACAAAGAATAATAAATAGCCAACCACAAGGTGGTAAAAGATTACAACATGTTGGTAATGCGATTGACCAAGTATCTAAAGTATTTAATGATGGATATAAAGAAATTACTAAGGGTTCAAGAGTATTAAGTTATGTTGGAGCAATAGGACAAGAGGTTGGAACAGAATATTGTAGAGTTTTTGCTAAAGATACACCATATCTACAATATAATGACCTTCAAAAAACTGACGGTATTGTCACTGAAGGTCGAAGATTTTCATACTCTGTTTTAGATAAGACATATAATCTTAACATCGTACCAAACAAACAAGAAGGAGGACAAGACTCAACTAACATAATTGGGACTGAGAATAATGCTTATGCCAAAAAATATATGTTCTCAATTGAAAATTTGGCGTGGGCGACATCAAATACACCTGGTTATACGGTTTCTGATTTACCTGTATGTGAGAGGGGACCTAATGGAGGTAGAGTAATGTGGTTTCCACCATATGGATTAACTTTTAATGAGAATGTACAAGCTAATTGGCAACAAACAGATTTTATTGGTAGACCCGAACCCATATATACCTATAAAAATACAAGTAGAGGGGGTAGTTTAACTTGGAAAATAGTTGTTGACCACCCATCGGTTTTAAATGTGATAGTTAATAAAGTTCTTGCTAATGAAACAAACAAAACAAGAGTTGACTCTATTTTAGAATCATTTTTTGCTGGGTGTCGAAAATATGACTTATATGAACTTGCAAAAAAATATTACACAATACCTCCAAATGATTTGTTCCAAATACAACAAGCAATTGGTTCAAAAGAATCGACACGAGAACAAATTCAATATGCACTAAAAGAAATTACAACAATACCTCAAGTTTCGAGTGATAATAGTACTGGAGGTGCTCCCGAAGATACTTTTAAACAATTCTTAAATAAGTCATTTTATTTTAATAATGCCATTCCAAAACCTAAAGGAGATAAAAATTTTGGTGTGTTATATGAAAGTTATATAAAACAAAAGCCCGAATACGAAACACAATCAAAGGGAACTGAAACTACCTTATTTTTTAATACTGTAATTATTCCAAATAAAAATGTGATTGACGGGTTGATTGATGAGCTAGAAAAACAATTTACAAATAGTAGTGAAGGTAATGTGACAATTGTCATTGACGCAACGACATCGGCTAAAGCCAGTTTGTCTTCTAATGATGAATTATCTGCAAGAAGGATTGATTCTGCAATTAGTTACATTACAAATAATAGTAAAATGACTCCATATGTTAACGGCACACCTAAACGATTAATCGTGGTACCGGGTGTTGCTAGAGGAGAGAGTGCTCAACCTGAATCTTACGATGTAACAACAAAAACATTTTTTGTTAAGGGTAATATTACTTGTACCGATAAAGATGGCGGAGATAATCAAGCAATAAATAATGAGGTTTTCACCACAAGTGCAATGGCTTGTAGACGAGCATACATCTCAAGTATTAAATCTACTTTAAAGGCACCTCCTGCGGTATTACCGGAAAAAAAGACAACAGTTGTAACTGGAAATGTTGTGACAAAGACCGAAACAACACCTGTCATTGAAACAACTGTAACACTAAGAGATAATATTAGTAAAAGAGTCTTGAGGTCGTTATTAAGCGAGTGCGATTATTTTGAAACAATTAAAGAAGAAAGTCCGTTAGTTTATGATAATTTAAAAGACAAATTAAAATTTTTCCAACCGGGTTTCCATTCCATAACACCTGAAGGTTTAAATTCTAGATTAACATTTCTACAACAATGTATGAGACCTGGTGATACAATACCTACAATTAGAAATGAGAATGGTTCAAGGGTGTTAACTTATAATGACGCAACAAACACATCATTTGGTGCTCCACCTGTTTTAATATTAAGAGTCGGAGATTTTTATAATACTAAAGTAATACCAAAAAGTTTATCGTTTACTTACGAAGATTTAGACCTCAACCCTGAAGGTATTGGAGTACAACCCATGATTGCAAATGTTACTTTAACATTTGATTTTGTCGGTGGTAGTGGGTTAAAAGAATCTGTTGATAAATTACAAAACGCATTAACTTTTAATTATTATGCCAATACCGAAATATATGATGATAGGGCCGATTCAACAGACTTGAGTTATAAAGTGATTGACCAAGATTTTTTAAAGTCGGTAATTGATAGTGTTGCTCCACCAACAATCAACCAGTCGACACCAAATAACGGTCAAAGTAATAATAAAACGATTGGAGATATACTAACCACAGTAGTTAGTGGTACAAGTCAAACAGGAACAACTAGTTATAGTGTGTTTATGGATAAAGTAGTGGAGGAAAGTCAAAATTATTTTACGAATGTGGTTAATAAAAATAGAGAATCATTTAATCAATATAATAATGCTGTTCGACAACAATGGATGGCGGAAAGAATATATCAGAAAGGTAAATTTACAATCCAAAAAGAAACTGAAACAATTTTATTTGGTAAACCAAATAATTTAGAAAAAAGAACAGATGAGATATTCAAACAATTAATTAAGGATATTAAAGCCGGTGATGAAGGGTTCATTGAATTTATATCGGATAAAAAGTATAATTTTACAAATCGACTAATACGACAAGTAAAAGAAAATTATTCTAATTTTGTAAATAACAAAAGAGGTTCGTTCCAAAGTGCAATTACAAACATAACAAATGGTATGGTTAATGTCCAACAAAACTACATTGGATATGTAGGGAGAATTAATACAATAACATATAATCTACCATCAAATTTAAATACGGGTACTGACGGGTATCAAACTGCTGATGGTAAAGTTATTAACTATATAATATCAGGAACAACTGAAATAGACCCTGGCTCAAAAAATGTTACTAACACCCTTGATGAATTAAAAGAAGATGTTAAAAAAATTAAAAGTGGTATAACTGAATTTAATACTATTGTGTGGAGTGCGAATACTTTTATAAGTAACAGTAAATCTTATACTGGTATTTTAGTTTTTGAACCAAATTACAAACTTGAAACTGAAAAAGTATTCAATCCATTTAGTCAAAATGGAGAATTCCAAAGTAATATATTTAGAAGAGTTTACATGATAGTATCTAATGATGTTGTAGATTCTAAAAAATACGAATCATTTAAAAATGCGTTGATTGGCAATATACTTAGTAATACTGGTTTAATTGGTGAAGGTGCTGCGGACATTAGTAATTTATTTGACGCATATTGGTTAGGTTCAATTACACTTAATCGAGTAGGTGTTAAATCTGTGTTTGAAGAAGAGAATAAAATTACTAAAGATTTTATTGATGATATGGAGAAAAATAAATTAAAAGATTTTTTAAAATACACACCATTTAATTTGAAGAAAAAAAGAGTGTTTACTTATACTACCGAAAATGCTAACACCGATGCTCAACAAAAATTAATAAAAGGTTTAGGTTGGACTGAAAACCAAAATACAAATAATAAAACATGGAATGACGAAAGTCCTGCCAATGTATTTATATCAAAGGCAAAACTTAACTAATGGCGTATCAATATTATAATAGATATAGTGATTTTTTAATTAATGGGGAACAAACCGTTGTTCCTTTTGTAAAGATTGCTCCAAAGACAACAGACAAAACATATATTTATAAAGTCGGTAGAAGTAGGTTAGATGTTGTATCTCAAGAGTTTTATAATTCACCCTTTTTTGGTTGGTTAATTTTACAGGCAAATCCTGAGTTTGGTGGTTTAGAGAATAATATATATGACGGAGCGGTGTTAATCATACCTTTCCCATTACTACCCTCACTACAGGATTATAAAGGCGCAATTAATGAATATTTTTTTTATTATGGTAGATAATTTAAGAAAAGGGATTAAATTATTAAATAATTATGGCAGGTAATTTACAAGGAGATAAAAGTGGTAATATTTTAGTTGAGTTTGATTATCAAAATATTGTTATTGTTGACCCAAATAAGACAATAGATACATTTGGTAACATTAAAGAAAGGTTAGTTGACCATGAGAGTTTGGTTATGTATGCTAATCTTGAAGCTGAACTTGTGCCAAGAACAAAATTAGCAATTGGAGGCGCTCCAAACGATAGAATTAAAACTATTTCAGTTGCTAAAATGAACTTTTTAAAACCAACTGAAAAAACTTTTTTAACAACAGGTTATTTGGATGAATTAACCGGCAAGAATTCTGTTAACGGATTAGGGGTAAATCAAATCCAACAAGAGATTATAAATCCAAAAAATGGTGACACCCCTTATCTTAAAACATCCGTTGCTAATCCTGGTAATAAATCAACCGATAATGGATTATTAGGTATTACAAGTATAAATGTCAAAACTAATACCTCATTTGTCCCAACGGTAACTATGACATTAGAAGATGTACAAGGAAGAGCTCTATTCCAACAGGGAGACGATTCACCATACTCTGCGTTTTTTCAACTACCTTACTGTCCGTTTTATTTAACACTTAAAGGTTATTATGGGCAAGCGGTTAGATACCAATTGAATTTAAGAACTTTTAATGCAAGATTTAACACTTTTAGTGGAAATTACTCAATTGAGTTAGACTTTGTGGGATACAAATTTAACATATTGAATGAAATATCAATGGGAAGTTTATTTGCAACACCTCATATGTATAGTAAAACTTTTGATATCTCAACATCAGTAACTTCACCTGAAGGAGGGTCAAATAAAACCATTGAATCACAATCAAAAAGTGACGTAATATCGAAAGATTCTACAATATCAACTAATAATGTAATAACTGAACTTGTAACAGAAAAGGGATACCAAAAAATTCTTGAAGTTTATAGTGAATACAAATCAAAAGGGTTACTTAGTCCTGATTTCCCTGAATGGACGGTAGCACAATTAATGAATAAATTACAAACATTTGAACAAACAATTCAAGAATCATACCCACCTGTTTTAATCGAACCCCTAACTAACATTAGAAATTATAAAATAGCTTTAACTAATTATTTCAACACAATTTACGCTGAGTCAAAGTCATGGTTTAATACATATATGAATCCTAAACCAATAAAGTTAAATGGAAATGCGGGAAATGTTTATATATTTAAACAAGAATATCTTGAAGACCCCACAAAACGAGAAGAAGCAAATACTTTATTATCGGGATATGTTAAAGAGTATAATGAACTATTAAAATCTAACCCAACCTTAGGAAAGAAAATTAAAAATAGTATAACTGAGAATACTTTCAAGTTACAACTTTCAATAAATGATATTAATATAACTGAAACGGTAAAATCACAAACTGGTGTTCTATTACCAACTAAAGATAATGAAGAATTAATTACAAAATTAATTAAAAAACAACTTTACCCTGTTTTTGAAACGACCCAAAACAACAAAACACAAAATACTGATGTAAATGAAGTTGCTCGACCTGTGTATGTTTTTGAGATATTCCAAAAGTTAATATCAAAAATGGAAACAGAGGCCAATAAGAATTTATTAGAATCTGAAACTAAAATTACTGCGGATTTATCAGAAAAAATTGAATCATCATCAAAAGGTTTAGGATTTAAACCTACTGTTAGAAACATAAGCGCGGTTATTATGGCATCCGCTGAAGGATTTATTCGATTATTAGATGATGTTCATACTAATGCTTGGAATGTTAAATATAACCCTAAAAGGGCTAGTATTGTATATGATAATCCATCTTCCGCGCCCGGCTCCGATAATCTTGGTAGGGTTAACCTATCCCAATCCGCCAAGGACTCAAATCAGGGGTTAGTTAATGGACAAGAACCTGTATACCCATGGCCTCAATTTTTTGTTGAAACCAATGATGATAAAAAAGGAAGGTTTCAATTAAAATATCCGGGAGACCCAAAATATGTTGATTTAACAGGTGGATGGTCATATCAAGTATGGCCTGAAGTGGAATTCGTAGAAGAGTATATGAAAGGACTTACACAGAAGTTTGTTCTACCTGTAACTCAACCCCCAATCGATAGTCAAAATACAACTAATATTATTAACTTTAATGCGATTGAATATCCATCCAATGGTATTGCGTATGTTAATAAAAATGAGATAAAGTTTTTTTATGAAATATGGGAGAGACAATTCCTAACTTCAAATTATTCTCTCTATACGAGAGGTAATAATAATCAGATTGACCAACTAACAAACTCAATTGTTGAGTCTGAATCTAGTAATATTAAAACATCATTAGGTGTTAGTTCACCTTTTCTGTCATTAAAGTTGAAGAATTATGACTTAACATCTCAAAATTACCCTAATTTTTTGAGTAACATTTCAAATCAGGGTACGGGAAGAGCATACCAAGATTTCATTAGAGATTTTTTTGTAACACCATATATTAAAGCCATAACCGAAAATTCATTTAGTATTTTAAGTTTGGATGAATTAGGTAAAGAACCTCAAATTCCGGTAAATACGGATGGGTTATTACAATTGGTTAAAAATGTGACAAACGAACCAATAATTGTTGATACATATCCGTTTACAGACCCATCTTGGGTTAATAGTCAGATGGCGAATAGTATTGATTCAACAAAAAACTCGGTATATAATACAACTAGAGTATTAACGGTATTTGAAGACAGAGATGTTATTTCAAATTTTAATGACATTTATAACTATAGTGTTAATAGACCCGTTACTAATTTTTCATATATAAATGTTTCAAACCCAACAAATGAAATTAATCTTGTTGGATTATCGGCGTTTTATGAAACAAGAAAAAACCCAACAATTTTTATACCAACTGAAAGTTATGTTAATTATTTTTCACCGAGTAGAGTTAGATTAGTTGAGTCAACAACCTCAATGTTAAACACACCTTACTTTGTAAATGCAATACAAAACGGAGTTTATAATTGGAGAAGACAAGACCCATATCCATATGTTCAAGCGGCATATCTTTTTATTAATTCATTACCAATTGCATCATTAAAAGAAAAATATAAAACATTAGATGCGTCAACCGACTTAGATTATATTGCGTCTTGTTTCAAAAAATTTGGTGCAATTCACAAAATGCCATATGCGTGGGTATTAAAAATGGGTTCAGTTTGGTATAGATATAAAAAGTATAAAACCAACAATGTTGACATACTAGATTCCGCTTGGAAAAATTTTAATTATAAAGAAAATTTCGACCCAATCGCAAGTTCGGATACCAAGACATATAGTTTCAAATTTGAAGGTGAGAAAAATATCACATTACAAAATGTTGCAAACAATAGCACTACAATACAGACAGGATTTTACCCTAAGGTTATAAATGATTTTAATGTCTTTTATAATGGTTACGATTTGTATACCGGGTATACTAGTAGTGAAATACAAGAAAGTGTAAATTACGGATTACAAGTATTTAATTTTACCAATTCAAATGTACAAACACAGAGTGCAACAACCTACAACTACCAAAATATCCAAACATGGTCTGTTATCATACCTAATGGATTAGGTGATGAAATAACACAAGGAGCGGAGTGTAATCCAAGTAACAATACAAGTTCATTGAAATACTATGTGGTTCCTTCATTTGGTACCCAATTCAATCAAGTTAAAAATGAATGTGTTATTAACAATCAACCTATTTGTGATTTTAATAATAACAACTCAATTTATAATGGTTCCATTAGATTATTATGGTCATCATCAAATTATGGGTATTTCAATAATAACGAAATAGTTAAACCACAACCAGATTCTTATATAAATAAATTTGCGACAGGAACGACACAACAATCACCATTTAAGTTATTAACCGCTGATGAATATTCTAAAATTGAAGAGATTTTTTCAGTCTTCGACAAAACCATTTTAGACAAATTTGAACAAGAATTTTTAAATTGGTCTAAACCAATAGCTAATATTGAGTTAGGACCTGATGTAATTGTTCCGGTTGGACAATCATTAAGTAACCCAAATACTCTGTTTAGAAATTTCCAATATTTGTTTAGAAACTTAATGGAGATTGAATCGAAAAGACCTTCAATAACAACGGAAGAATACTTTAATACTATTGGAGGAACACAATTATCTTCATTTTCAAGTACGGTTAAAGCGTTTTTAGAGTATGATGTTATTTTGAGGAATGGTAACCCTACTCAATACAATCGAAGAGCTATGGATTCTTATCTTGCTCAAGGAGGTGGTAATAACCCAATTGTAAACCCAATAATATTTAATCCTTATGTTAAAAATAGTTTACCCTCAACATTAAATAATATAACAGTATCTGCATCAAAATCGGCTTATCCGGACGCTTGGTTGGCGTTAGAAACCGAAGTAGGGTTTTCAACAATAACAAACTTAAAATATACCGATACAGGGTCGTATATTACGGACTTTTTCATTGATAATAATATTGAATTTACACCAAACAATGTTAGGTTATTGTCCCCAATAATAAAAATGTATGCCACTCAAAAATTATTAACGCCAACAACATTAACAACCAATCAATTTAAATCTAAAATTCAAGAATACTTAACAAAAAATTCTAATTTTCAGAGTAATATTTTAAATTCGGTTTTATCTAAAGTAAGACTAGATTTACCACCACAACAAGAGTTACCTGAAAGAACAATTAAAAGTGTTATTGATGGTGAACAAAGTAAGATTGAAAATTGGGAATTATTTAAGTCTTTGAATGATAAATGGATTGCGGGTTCAGATTATACGAGTAAAACATTATTTGAAGATTTCTTATTCTTGGATAGGGCTTCAAGAAATATCGGAGACACAATTATTTTGAATATTTTTGATTTAAGGGATGTCTTAAATGAGAATGCGTTAAACATGCAGATGAGTGTTTTTGCGTTTTTAAGTGGACTTCTGATTAAGAACAAATTCAATGTTATGCCATTACCATCATATGTTAATTTTTATAATGTGCAGGATGTGACTGGAATTCAAACACCTTCATCTGACGGAAGTTTAGAATTTGGGGATAGAATGTGGGGGACATACCTCGATGTTGATTATCGAGAGTCAGGCCCAAAAATGGTTTGTTTTTTCGCTGATAAACCTTCCGAAATTTTGGATTTATCTAACAGTAGTAATTCAAGGTTTAGAAATGATGGGTTTGATTTAAGGCGTTATTCAGAAAACCCTTTGATTGAAGATATTACAAATAAGAAAGATTGGGCAATTTCCAATAAATGTGTTGGATTTAATGTTGATGCTGGAATTAGAAGTCAAAATGTTTTTTACTCGTTAAACATCTCAATGGATACAGGAAAGGCAACTAGTGAAGCCATACAAGCAGAGATTAATATGATTAATCAGGCATCAGGTAGAAATGTTACAACACAGAATAACGGGTTATATAACTATTATAAAAATAGAAGTTACCAATGTGCCGTACAATGTTTGGGTAATGCACTATTACAACCAACAATGTATTTCAATTTGAGAAATGTACCAATGTTTTACGGACCATATTTCATTACGGAAGTTAATCATACAATAACACCTGGTAATTTTGAAACAACATTTACAGGTACGAGACAAGGGATATATAATTTACCATCAATAGACAAATACCTTCAAAGTGTTAACCAAAATTTATTAACCAAAGTTGAAAGTGTAATTAGAAATTCTAAAGACGCTAAAACAGGAATTGGAATTACAGACATTGATAAATCAAAATTTGTTACTCAAAGTGGTAATAATACTGTTGCAACAATTAACTCATGTCGTAATAATCTATCAACGAACTTCCAACTATTTGGTGATGCTCAAACTCCAACGCAAACATTCTTAAGTCCTCAAGGATTAGTTGATGAAATTAAAAAACAAACAAATGACCCTTATTTACAAGTTGTGATTTATATGATATGTTATGTTAAGACATTTGAATCCAGTCAATTTAAAGGGTTTAATAACAATTTTGCAAATATTACATTGACCACCAATGATTACGGACAAAGTGTTAGTTACTTTTCAAAAAATAAATATTCGTGTCTTAATATCTCTAATTTAACACCGGAGAAAACTTCACAACCTATTGCTCATTTTGACAACATAACTAATTTCTTAAATTTTATGGTTGCGAGATTAAGACCAAATTTGGAACAAATAATTAACCCAACAACAGGTATTGGTCTTACAAAATATTATGTTTGTAATTGGCCGATTCAAAATACAATCACATCAGATTATTTTAACCAAAATCTTAGTCAATATTCTGAATTAGAAAAAACATTTAATGCCGCGTATAGTTCTGCTGGTTTATTTGGATTACCTGTGGAAAATGCGAAAGAAATTCAAAAAAATGATAAAGCCCAACAAACAAATATTAAAAACGCTAATAGCGGAAAAACCAATCCACAAAATAATTTGAACACAACTACCCCAACGGTCACTTGTCCTCCACCTACAATAACATCATTCTCACCATTAACAGGTATTAGTGGAACTATATTAACAATAGTTGGTAAAGATTTAGACCAAATAACGGGAGTTACAATTAATAATGTTACAACAACTAGTAATATAACAATTAATAATTCATTTAATATTAGTGTTGTGGTACCATTTAGTAATACACCAGTCCAACAACAAAATCCAATAATAGTTAGAGGAGTTAATGGGAATGCTACGAGTCAAAGTGGATTTACATATAATCCCCAACAATTATCGCCATCCACACCAATAACACCTCCGGGATTACCACCTAATGTCAACACTCAACCACAACCTGTTGTATTAATTGCAAATAGAACAACAAATCAATTTGGGGGTGATGAACAAATGACCATTACTATAAATCCAGCTTCGGGAGATTGGAATATTTTATCTGCTAATACTTTATGGTCTTGGATTGCGTATAAAACAACTGCAGGTCCAAATAACACTATAATTGAAGAAAAAGTTGGAGAAGGTAGTTTTATACCTGAATTCCAAACTTATGTTAGTTCTAATAAGAAAAGTTTCTTTATTACTGCAACAGACATCATTGGCGAGGTTAGTTTGAATTTCCCTAATAATAACGATGTATATAACTATAAAATAAACAACAAAATATCATTACTTGCGGAACCCGTGGATAGAAATATTAAATTTAATGTAACTAACAATCCGAATGATATTATTAGAGATGTTTCACAAACATTTTCATTTAGAGTAATACCAAATTAATTTATTTAGTTTTCGGTATATTTATATATAAAAATAATTTTATGAATTTGAAAGCAACATTAGACAACTATCTTGGAAAATCGGTTAGATATTCTGAAGAAGACAATGGAGACGGAACTAAACAAGTTTGTGATTTAGATACCGGAGATTGTTATACTGTGAGAGAAAGAGACGGTCTGATTGAAAGAGCCGGACATCAAACAACTGCCAATAGAAAGGTTAGAGTAGAAACATCTAGAGGAATTAAACAATTATTAAACGGATAATAAAATGAGTTTAGATAAAAAAATATTAGAAGAAATCCAAAGATATAAAAGTATTAATAACTATATCACAGAACAAGATGCGATTGATGATTTAACGGCACCATTACCTGGAGATGAAACAGCACCGGCACCCGGAGCAGAAGCAACACCACCGGCACCCGGAGCAGATACAACACCACAACCAATTGATGTTGAAACTGACCCTGATGTTGAAAAAATTGATGATGAAGGAAAATCTGAAGAAGGTGAAGAATCTGATTCGGAAGAATTGGACATCACCGAATTGGTCGATGCTCAAAAAAATATCTCAACCAAACAAGATGATTATTTTGAAAATTTATTTAATCAATTAAATAGTTTGGAACAAAAATTGGGTGAGATGGATACCATTATGAATAAACTTAATTCACTTGAAAATAAAATTGAGAAATATAGAGAAAAAACACCTCAAGAAAAATTAGAATTAAGAAGTTATGACTCATACCCATTCAATCAAAAACTATCACAATTTTTTGATGACAAACAAGAGGAGATGGAAAAAACAGGAAAAAATGATTATGTTTTAACATCAGATGATGTGACAGACATAAATGTAAATGATATCAAAAATTCATTTCAAGGGGGAACACTTACCGATAAGTTACAATATAAATAAATAAAACATTTATAAATTGAAAAACCACCTTCGGGTGGTTTTTTTTTATTTGACAAAGAGACTAATTTCAGTTATTATTAACTTAATTATTATAACATTTAAAATTTAAAACACATGATGAGTTCATTAGACGCCGTATTGGCACAGTACGAAAAAGCACAACAAGCAGGGGGCGGGGCCCAAAGTAAAATGTCTCAAGATGAAAGAATGAAAAAGTATTTCGCTCTTATTCTTGGGGAAAAAGAAAAATCAGGACAACGAAGAGTTCGTATCCTTCCAACACACGATGGTAGTTCACCATTTAAAGAAGCTTGGTATCATGAAATCCAAGTAGGTGGGCAATGGCAAAAATTCTATGACCCGGGAAAGAATGATAATGAGCGTTCTCCATTAAATGAAGTTTATGAGGAGTTGATGTCTACAGGTAAAGAGTCAGACAAAGAATTGGCAAAACAATATAAATCTCGTAAATTTTACATCGTTAAAGTTATTGATAGAGATAATGAAGCGGATGGACCAAAATTTTGGAGATTCAAACATAACTATAAAAATGATGGTATCTTGGATAAGATTATTCCTATTTGGAGAAACAAAGGAGACATCACAGACCCTGAAAAAGGTCGTGACCTTATCGTTGAGTTAGCAAAGTCTAAAACACCGGCAGGTAAAGAATATACAAGTGTGTCGACGATTATGTATGATGACCCGACTCCGGTTCA